GTGCGACAGGTCTTCCATCAGCCACGCACCGCCCTGCCTCCGCGCATGACATGACCGCCGCCGGCGCCGGTCGACGTGGGCTGGTTACCCTGGATGCCGGGGAGCTGCTTCCCGCCGCCCGCGTAACCTTCCTCGTTCGCCTGGGTCCAGTCACCGGCCCCGCTGATGTCGTCGTGGTACGTGTCCTGCTCGTACGTGCCGGACAGGTACGACCCGGGCCGGGTGTACGTCACGGTCGTGCCGGATTCGGGACCGCCGTCAGGCGGCGCACCCGCGCTGCCCGGAGCGCCCGTCTTCACCACGCCGGCCTGCGACACGCCGAAGGGACCCAGGCCGGCGACCTGACCCGGCTCGTTCGTCGGGTCCCCGCCGGCGGTGCCGGCACCAGAAGTTCCCGGCGCGCCCGTACCGGACGGTACGGCGATACCGAAGAACGACCCCGGAGGGTACTGGCCCGGCTCATTCGTCGGGTCACTCTTCGATGAAGTCCCGGACGTCTGCGTGCTGCGGTTGGTCAGGTTCCCGCTGTCCGGCCGCTGTGCTGGGGTTACAGCCATCACTACCTTCTTTCCCCGGCCGCTGGGACCGGCTTATACGCCGCCTTCCACACAAGCAAGCACGGCGTACACCAAATAAGATACGCGTCCAGCAGGCTCCACCGCCCGCATGCGTCGCAGTACCCATGCACCATCCACCACCGTTCACTGCCCCAGTTCGCCGCTGCAACGCGCGCACCGCGACATTGACGGACGGTCAGCCTCAGAAACAGTCATCCCCGGGACGCCGATGTGACCGCAGCCCAGGCGGACCGCGAGTACTCCGGCGTCTACGCAGCGGGGGCAGACAAGCCTGCCCCGGCCGAGGTCCTTCGATTTCTCCGCCATCCGCGGGGTGATACTCCGCCCGCACGTGACGCACGGCTTCCGGTTGGTGGTGACCTTCAGCCGCCGGTTGTTGCTCATCGTCCCAGTGTGCCTCCTCCTCCCGGGTAACCGGGAGGAGGAGGCGCCAGTCCGGTCAGGAACCGCCCTTGTACAGCTTGATCGCTCCGGTACGGTCCACCAGAGTTCCGTCACCGCGAAGGATGGCCCTGAAGGTCACAAGGTCCGAGCCGAAAGCGAAGTCGTCGCTCCGCTCGAACCTGACCCCGCCGACGAGGCGGACGAAGTACTGGGAGAAGTCCCCGAACGCGATGCACAGCGCGGACGCTGCCTGAGCGGGGACGAACGGGTCCGCGACGAGCGGCTTACCCAGGAGCAGGTCCGGGGAACCGAGAACCGCGGAGGGCTCCCATACGGGCCGCCCGTTGGAGTCCACGATCTTCCGGAAACCGCCGATCGTCGCGTCCCTCGCGAGCCAGTAGCACGAACGTGACTGGCGGTAGGGCGCGATCACGGAGTATTCCAGGTCGACCAGGTTCGCGTACGACGGTGCGCCGGCTGAGCCGGAGCCGCCGGTCACGCCGACGGTCGAACCGGTGACGACACCGGACGGCTCGTTGGTGCCGGTCCCTACGGACAGGGCGGTCCCGAACGAGTTCCCGAGCGCACGTCCTGCCTGCATCGCGAGGTAGCCGAGCAGGTCGACGGCGGTGTCGTCGATCAGCTCACGGGCAACCTGAAGCAGGATGCCGTACTTGAACGCGGACAGGGTCTGGAACGAGAACGCCGGGTCCGAGGTCGGGATCGCGACGCCCTGCGCTGCGGTGACGGCGGTCGAGTGACCGGTCGTCTTCGGGATCTGCAGGGTTTCGCCGCCGCCGGTGTTCAGGACCGTCGGACCCGTCTGCATGACGCCCGAGACCTCGATGAGGTGGGCGATGAGCTGGTCGTAGAAGTCGGTCGGGACCGTCGCGGAGACGTTACCGGTGGTCAGCAGGGTCCGGTAGTTAATCGGTCCCTGACCCTGGTGGCGGATGTCCAGGGCGCGGGGTGCGCCCTCTTCCCCGCGTGCCCACTTGCGGATCTCCTCCGCCTGGACCCCGCCGTGACCGGCCTGGCCTTCGCGCTGCTCGCGGGGGCGTCCCTCCAGGTCGTTGAACGCGTCGTCGGCGGCCTTCGCGCGCTTCTCAGTGTCGAGAACCGCGCCGATCCGCGTGTCGAGGGTCGTCATCTCCTCCTGCATCGCGTCCCACTTGCCCTGCTCCTCCGGGGTGAACGCCCTGTTCTCCCCGGCGGCGTCCTCGGCGATCTTCTTCGCCTCGTTCCACACGTTGAGCCTGCGGTCACGTAGCCGCTTAGCGACTTCTGATGCCATAGCTTCCTCCTAGAAAGCTGACTGGTGAACTGTCATCAGCCGGCTCCCGCCCGGAGGGCGGCTACCGCGGCTTCGATATTCAGTTGTGTGTCACGCGCCGCAGATGCGGCAGCGTTTGGTGAAGTCAGGGTTGAGGTGCCCGCACTTCCCGCATTTCCATCAGCCGTCCCCTGTGAACGGGTCCTGGCTGTTGTCCAGCAGGTCCAGCAGGGCCAGCGCGCCGGTGAGGGTCTTCTTCTTCTCCACCTTCTGCGCCTGCCGGGCCGGGCCGATGTTGTCGGTGCGGCGGAAGAACTCCATGATCCTGTCTTCCTCCAGCCGGGACCGGACCTCGTCCGGTTCGGCCTGCACCCACTGGGACAGGGACCGGATCGCGCCGTCCATCGCCCGCGCGCCAGCCGTGGCGTCCGGGTAGGCCGGGTCGATGACCGGTGCCACGTCGATGAGCTGCACCGAGTTCAGGGTCCGCAGCGGGTAGTTGTGCTCCGACACTCCCCACTCGTCACCGCCCGGGTACACCCGGAACGCGAAGGAGGAGTGGCGGATGTCACCGCGCTGGACGTACTCCATGATGTCCTGCCGGGACTGGGGGGGTTCAACGTCGTACATCAGCCCGGTCGGGTCGATGGACAGCTCGAGGGTCCGGGCGTATGTGGTGCCGAGAAGATAGTCGTCCTTGTGGTTGTACCGGCACACCACGTCGGGCCACCCGTCCAGCTTCGACTCGTTGAACGCGGACCGGTTGACCTGCTCGACGAAACCGCCGAGACGCTTGGACAGCCGGTCGAAGCACGCGGCGTAACCCCAGATGCGGTGCGGCCCGTTCTGCCCCGCCGTGCGGAGTTCCAGGGGGAACTTCGTGAACCGGCGCTCCGGGAACGCGTCACTGTCAGCGTCCAGCCCCGCGAACGCCCGGTCCTGACCGGAGATCTTGACACCGAACTTGCGGCACGCCCGGAGGATAGCGGGCATCGCCATCTTCCCGAACGGTGACTGCGACGCGCGGGACAGCGCGTTGCGCGCGTGCGCCTCGTCGTTCACGGGGAAGTGACGCTTGGACCGCGGTGCGGTCTTACCGGTCGCGTCCTTCACCCCGCCTGGTTCGATGTAAGCGAATGCACTATCAGGCAGATCGTTGATCGTTGCGCTGCTCATTGGTGCCACCGTGTAACATCTCCTTCATGTACACTAAAGCCGTGCCGAGATACGTGTCCGGCAAGACCTGCCTGTTCTGCGCAGGACCGATACTGTCCAACGGACCCGCTAAGGACGCCAGGCGAATGTTCTGCAAGATGGCTTGCCGCCGGGCTTATGAACACAAGGTCAACGAGGCTACTGGAGTAGCCCCCCTGACCAAGTCCTGCGAGAACCCTGCCTGTGGCAAAGAGTTCACTTACTACGCTTCGGTACGTCCGAACGCCGCCTACTGTTCCCTGAACTGCAAGAACGCTATGGCGGGTAAGAAGCTTACCGGTCGATCCCCGTCACCCATCGGAAGCAGGAAGACCTTCAACAAGTCTGCGCGGAGGTTCTTCTACGACCGGTGCGCGATCTGCGGCTGGGACGAGGCCCCGTGCGACATCGCGCACATCGACCCGCGTAAGAACGGGGGACGTGACACGGTGGAGAACGTCACGATGCTGTGCCCGAACCACCACCGCATGTACGACATCGGTCTGGTGTCAGTCCAAGACATTCTGGACACACGGACTCGGGTTCTTCGCGTACCAGGTGAAGCTTCGGCTTCTCCTGCTCCTGCTCCTGGTTTATCGCGTCCTTGAAAATCTTGACTGCTTCGCGCATGTACTTAGCAAGAGGGTGCTCGTACTGCTCAGGCATGCCAAGTTCCTGTCATGCTTATCGGTTCCCCCGGACTCAGCCGGTGATGAGCTGGCGGCCGGTGAGCTGCTGGTACGCGACCGCGAGTTTCGCGGTGTTCACGCCGGCCTGGAAAGCGGCGGTGCCGAGATGCTCCGGCCACACCACCACCCAGGCTTCCTCGACTTCCCGCCGCCAGTACTTCGCGGTGAAGGAGGTCTCAGCGGCCCAGGTGATGAATTTCTCGTCTCCGCCCAGCGTCCCGGTGCCGCCCCGGCCGTACCCGCCGGTGAGGACCGAGTGGCCCCCCTCGACGGGACTCATCCGCACGTAATCCCACGGGACCCCGTCGTTGAACTGGTTCATGTTGGCCTGCTGGACGTACACGCCGGTCCACACCGACCCGAAGATCGCGATGGCCGCTTTGACCTCGGAGACCCTGCGGTGGTTCACCTTCGCGAACGCGACCGCGCGGACCCCGTCCGGTCCGCCGTCCCGGTTCAGGTGCTCCAGGCAGGTCTGGATGTCCATCCCGTTGTCCTCGGCGGGGAAACCCGGGTTCTGCGTCGCGTACAGGGCGGCGACCTGCCCCATGTCCGGGTACACGCCGGGCGGGGTCAGCGTCGCGGTGACGAGACGGCGCATGTTCGCCCACGTGACCGCGACGCAGTCACCGTACCGGTCGTTGCCGAGCATGCCCCAACCGCCGTTAAGCGCGGCGAGGTAGTCAGCGCGGACCGGGTGTTCCGGGGTGCGGCGGGTCAGCAGCCTGGTGAGCTGCAGCGCGGGAGTGTTCTTAGGTGGCCGGCGACCGGTCTTCAGGGTCACGTTCACGCTTCCTTCGGGATATCCCCGGCAGTGCCGGCGGCGACAGCTTCGGCGTAACCTTCCGTGGCGAGCCTTGTCTGCGCCCTTGTCCCCGTGGCCGAACCGGTGCCCTGCGCGAGCTGCCACAGCAGGACGTGCACCGCGTAGTGGCAGTTGTCGCACAACGCGACCAGGTTCGAAGCCTCGGTTTTCCCGCCGCACGCCTGCGGGAGGATGTGATGGAACACGTACCGGAGCGGTCGCGGCCGGTGGTACATCCCCGCCTGGCAGCAGGTTGCGTGGCCGATACCCTCGACGTAGGTCAGTGTCACCAGTGGTCACCGTTCCCGTTCTGTGTCAGTTCGGCCGGGCCAGGATGACATAGTTGACAAGGTACGTGCCGGTAGACTGCCCGGACGTCGGCGCGACATTGAACGCTACCGTGAACGCGCCGGTCCCGACCGTGGTGACGTACGGCTGCAGCGCGGACGTGGCGGCGTTAGCCGCGGTGATGACCACGATGGGCGCGACGGTGAACGCGCTGGAGAACGTGATGACGGCCTGCGCCCCGGCGGTCGCGCTGGTCCCGGTGCCTATGTTCACCAGGCCCTGGGTGTCACTGGAACCGGCTGCCAGCGTCGGGGCGGGCGGCGAGCTGCCGTTGTTCGCGCCGGCGGCGACGGTGATGGAACCGCCGTTCTTGATCGCGGTGCCGATGTGCCCCAGCGCCCCGGACAGGCGCACGGTCGGCGTGGTGTAGGCGTCGGAGTACTGGCGCAGCTCGGCGCCGTTCGGGATTTCCGCCCGGACAGCACCGGTGGTCGTGTTGATGTTGAAAGCGTCCACGAAACCGACCGGGTCGCCCAGCGTGTACGCCTTCGACGTGTTGTCCGGGATGAACAGCACCCGCGCCCCGGAGTCCCACACCGTCGAGTTGAGGGCGTTCGCCGCGTTGGTCTGCCCGTTCGCGTAGATCGCGTACCGGGAGCCGACCGCCCGGGTACCCGCCCACACCAGGGAACCGGCCGGGGCGTTAGCCATGATCTCGACGTCGTTACCGGTGGCGTCGTTGACGATGTTCAGCGCCGCCGTGCCCGCGCTGGTGCAGGCGGTGCGTTCCACGGCGGTGCGGATATGGCATTTGAGGGCGCCGTTCGCGGTGTCACCGAGCTGGATACCGCACCCGGTCTGGGTCACACCCGACGCGATGAAATACAAGCCGCCGATGATCTTGCAGGCACCGCCGCGGATCAGCACCATGCCCGTCGTGGCAACCTCGGCGACGCACCCTGTCAGGTGCACCGCGGTGTCCAGCAGGTAACCCCAGGATGCGCTGGACCCGTAGGTGTGCGCCCCGGACATCAGCATCCCCCCGGCGGAGTACCCGCCGCCGATCATGACGGCAGGGTTACCGGTGGCCAGCGTCCCGGACCCGGACACCGTGGTGCACCCGGTGAACGACGTGGCGGTCACGCCGGTGTAGGTGATGGTGGCGGTGCCGGTGCCGCCGGTCAGCCCGGTGACGACGATCGAGCCTTGCGTGCCGGAGATCGACGCGGCGGGCCAGTTCAAGGTGGAGGACACGTTCAGGGTCCCGGCACCCGCGAACGTCGACACGGCGACACCGTTGGACCCGGCGGCGACGGCGGTCGACGGCGGGCCTTCAGCCCAGTAGCAGGGGAACCCGGAGCCGGGACCGTAGATCGTCACGTCGTAACCGCGGGAGTCGTGCGGTCCCCGGTCGTGCCACCCGGTGGCGCCGGTTCCGTAGATTTTCAGGCCGTACACGCGGGATTCCATCGACGTGTCCGCGCCGGCGGGGCCGCCAGACTGCGCGGACCACTCGGTGTAGAGACCTTCAGCGAAGCAGTTACGGATGGTCACGTCGGTCATGGACCAGTCGTAGCCGTAGACCCGCAGCCCGTTCCCGCCGGTGGTCTGGTTGACCTTGTTCCCGTCGATGGTCAGGTCGCGGATGGCCCACCCGCCGATCCCTGCCGCTGACCCGGTGCAGGTCAAGGTGGAGAAGTTCGCGCCCTGCACCACGTCGGCGTTGCTGTTCGCTGGGGCTTTAAGGGTGGTCTGGTTACGACCGGAACCCTGCCAGACGGTACCTGCCTGCTTTGTGAAGTTCCCCCAGTAGGTGGCATCCCCGAAGAACACCGGCCCTCCGGTGGCCTCGGCGGCGGCGACAGCGGCGGTATCGGTCACGCCGGTGACATCACCGGACGGCTTGACGTACCCGGGCTGGCCCATGCCGATGAGGGCGTCGACGACAAGGTTCATGTCGGCAGGGGGGTTGCCGGTGCCGATGGCCCGGGTATCGGGGGGCAGGGGATAGCTCACGGCTAGTCGGGTCCTCCCGTCCTGGTGGCGGTCATGGCATAACCTGCGGGGCTATGGACGAAATCCCCGATGGCGGGCTAACCCGGGAAGAACTCCTGGCCGCTGCCATAGTCCTGGCGGACATGATCGACGGGGAATGGCCCGGCCCGCTTTCCTGCAGCGTGGCCACCTGGGGATCGGCAACACCCGGGCAGTTGGACGCGGTCAGGAAGCTGGAGGCTTACCTCAGCACGTCCTAATACACGGCCTGGTAGGTGGCAGTGTAGGTGCCGGGAACCCCGGCACCGGCGAAGGCACCGCAGGATTCCCA